TGGGCGTCAACGGCCAACGCAGACAAAGGTGGAGGACAATCTGCCACTATGGATAATGCTGACACACGTGAAGGAAGTGTTAACTCTAATACTGCACTTGGTCCATATATACAAAAACAGATACAAGCTAACTGTCCAGCATTTGCAAAATACGTTGTAGAAGCAAAGAAGAAAACAGGATTGGTTTATAGTATACACGTTGAACCAAAAATAGAATATCAACTAGCACAAGATAATATGGAAGCGGCACAAGGTAAGGAAGTAAAAAGAGAAGCTAAACTTATTACTTTTACAATTCATGTGAGAGCTACTCAAGCTGAGCCAAGCCTTGATCCTGAAGATCACAAGAAGAAATTTACAGATCAAAAATATCAAGTAAACAGAATAAGAAATTTAACTTTAGCAAAAAGTTATGCATACCTATATACAGGACTAAACACTGAAATATTAAATTATCAAATTGATGTAGAACAGTTATATGTTAATCAAAGAATTCCGCTAGATGGTATATATCATGCTGATGGTAGAGAACAGTTTACACCTACTACACCAACCAAGGTTACTAGATTCTTAGATGAGGTTCCATATAACGATATGGGAAATGATTTTAATGACCTAGTACAATATTCAGATTCGCCTTTGGGATTAGAAGAACAACAAAAAAATGAAACTGATGGTAGTGATGCTCACCATGCTCAAAGACTACAAGCATTGGCATTAAGATCAATGGATGCTATCAATTTTAATATAGAAATTAAAGGAGATCCTTTTTGGCAAGGAAATACATTTAAAGCCCATGTGCAAGGTAAAGATAATTCTCCTAACATATCAAATCAGTCACTATTAATAAGTTTATTAAATTATAATCCTAATCCAGACGATTTATTAGAGAGACAAAGAAGAGGCCCAGTTGATATGATTTCAACTGGAGTATATTGCGTTCGTAGTGTAGAGAGTAGATTTCAAGGTGGAAGATTTACACAGAATTTAATAGGATTTAAAGATACAAATACTAATCCAGCATTAGTATTGAATCAAATAATACAAATAACAGGAAGTGATAATCCTAGTTTGACATCAACTGAAGGGAGTACATAATGGCTATTAAAAGTGATGGTGTTCATGTTAGTAAAAATGCAAGACAAAGTTCTGCATTTAATATCAATAATATAAGTGGACTGTACATTGGAGAAGTAACAGAAAATAGTGATGCATTGTACACTGGCAGAATTAAAGTCAGAATATCAGACTTTGGTTCAAAAGATACAGACAGGATATGTTTGCTATCAACGCCTATGGGTGGTCATACACCTATTAAAGAAAGTGGTGATGATGAAACTAAAGAAGCACAGGCTCCTATAAGCTATGGCTTCTGGCCACAACCACCAGAGATAGGAACAAATGTTTTAGTTGCATATACAAGTAGCCAAGAACAAGGTATAGTTGTTGGAAGTCTTATAGCCAAAGATAGAAACTCTATGATGGGCGGTAATGCTAGTGGTCAAGTTTATGCCAATGGAGAAAAAAGTTTAGGACCAGCAGTTGAGAAAAATCCATACGATCAAAATGACGCAGACACTAAACCATTGAATGAATATTTTCAAGCTGTATTAAATGAACAAGGATTAAGTTTAGATTACACCAGAGGACATAGCCAGAGTAATGCTAGAAGAGAAAGTCCGAGCAAAGTGTTTGGTATAACAACACGTGGTGGACATACGTTCACAATGGATGATGGTGATGAAAAAGGTGATAGTAAAAATATTAGATTGAGAACACATGGTGGTGCTCAAGTATTACTTGAAGACACACATGGTTTTATTTTTGTCGTAACACAAAACGGTGACGCCTGGGTTGAGATGGATAGACAAGGTAGAGTAGACGTTTATAGTAAAGGTGGAGTTAACATACACACAGAAGGAGACTATAATGTTCATGCTAAAGGTAGTATTAATATGCAGGCCGAAATGGGTGTTAATATAAAGAGCACAGGCGGAGATGGATTAAAACTAGAAACAAGTGTTGGTAGTATTGACGTATATAGTGCAGTTGATTTAAATATACAAAGTGACGTAAATTATAATTTAACTGTGGCAGGTAATCAAATTATTAAAGGTGCTAGAATAGACATGAATGGTCCAGAACCAACACCGGCTACAAAAACAACAATACAAAACCAAACACAAAATCAAAATGTAAAAACTAGTATTGCAAGTAGAGTACCAGAAAAACATCCATGGTTAGGTGTTGAAGGAACGCAAGAAACGTTCAATACAGGAAAAGGAAATACTGCGTAATGCCTTCGTTTAACTTTCCAAATTTTATCAATGAAAAAAATCTAATAGACTTTAGTCTATTTTCTGTTATTGATAATGACACACTCACTAATGAAATAATATTAAAAAACTTAGAAGCTAGTGAGAATGTTATGAATTATATTCTCAGAACAATGGGTTGGTCAGGATATAGAAAATCAGTTGACGGTATTGAATATATAGGGTATAAAGATAGTACAACAGAAGTGTTAGAAGGTGATGGGGTAACTGAAGCAAATGCTTATACTAATTGGATAGAACTTTTTAAAGATAAAGAAAGAAGATTTAAAAAACAATTACCAGTTAACACTTTATCACAAAGTCAATATGACGGCCTATTAAGTTTATATTGGTTTACCGATAACATTATAACTGTTGGCAACGATACTAGACAATTTAGAATATTTGATTTTATTGAAGAAAAGAAATGGGACTATCTTGCTACTGCTATGATACTAGGTGGACAAAAAAGAGTACAAAGACAAGCAGAATCAAAAATGATAATGTTAGCTGACTATGGACAATATAAAGATAGGTCACTAATCAAAGAGCAAGGCATTCAACGGCTACTAAAAGAGTATAGTACATTTCAACTTACTGATAAACAAAAAGCTCAAGCCGAATATGTATACTACGCAGAAACTAGTAGATTCCTACCAAATCTTCCAGAAAGTAGGAAAAGAATATTAGTAAAACAGTTAAGTTAATAGATATAAAAATATAGTAAATATAGAAAAGGAAGATAATCTTGAAACCTAATGTTCTTTTACTCAATGCCGACGGGCAACCCCTTTCCACATTACCATTAAGTACGATCAGCTGGCAGAATGCTATAAAGGCAATGTTCGCTGACAAAGTTCATGTGATTAGAACATATGAAAATCAAGTAATAAGAAGTACTTCACTTGAGATTCCTTTTCCAAGTATCATAATGCTTAACAGATATCATAGACGTCCTAACAAGGCTAGATTCTGTAGAAGGAATGTTTACTTACGAGATCATTATCAATGTCAATATTGTGGAGATGAGTTTAAATATTTAGAACTTACAATGGATCATGTTATACCAAAATCAAAAGGTGGTAGACTACATTGGACAAATGTAGTTACAGCTTGTGGTCCTTGTAATGTTAAAAAAAGTAATAAAACATCTATGCGGCCAATTAAACAACCAACTATTCCAAGTTGGCACTTAATTAACAACGCAAACAAGCGTCACTCTATAACAATTCCAGATATTTCTTGGCAAGATTACGTTCAATGGCCAGAAGATAAACTAATCATACAATCATAAACTACTAATATAATAAATCGCATAAATAGTTGTATGAGCGATATTATAGGATATACTACTGTTGAACAATCGTACACTAGTAAGGGTCTTTCTGGCCTTGAACTTGCTAAACGTGACTTGTTAAACCATTTTCATATAAGAAAAGGAGAGAAATGGACTAACCCAACGTTTGGTTGTGACTTACCTTTGTACGTATTTGAGCCTCTAGATGATGAGACTATAGCATCTATTAGAGAAGAAGTATTTGCAGTAGTAAACTATGATCCTCGATTTGAAGTTAATGATACAAATGTTCGTGTAAGACAAGAAGAACATTATGTTACAGTTAACGTCAATCTAACATACATACCTACTACAACAGCAATAGATTTGCAAATTAAGTTCGATAGGGAACAGGACGCAGAGTTTTAATCATGGCACAGAAAACTAGACAAAATAAAATATTTGCGGCAGAAGACTATACAGTAGTTTACGAATCTTATGTAAATGCTAATTTCCAAGCATTTGATTATGATACTATTCGTGAATCAATGGTCGACTATGTCCGTAACACATATCCAGAAAATTATAATGACTGGATTGAATCAGCTGAATTTGTATCACTACTTGATGTAGTAGCACAATTTGGACACAACCTAGCATATAGAGTTGATCTTAATGCTAGAAATAATTTTCTAACAACAGCAGAAAAACAAGAATCAGTTTTTAAACTGGCAGAGTTTTTAGGATATTCTCCAAGACGTAATGTGCCTGCGTATGGCGAAATGAAAGTTGTTGGTATTAAAACAAATGAAGCTGTTATTGGTGGTGATGGAACAAGTTTAGGTGGAACAGAAATCAAATACGAAGTTACTAATGATGTTAATAACTTAGATAATTTTATTACTATAGTAAATGCAGTATTGCAAAACAGTAACCAATATGGAAGTCCTAACAAGAGTGTCGTACTTAATAATATTAGAACAGATTTTTACGATTTAAATAATACACCAAACCAACTCAAGTTTGATGTAGAAGGTACTGTAACAGGTGCAACAAAAACATTTAACATTATTAGCAGTGACTATGATGAAACTAATTTAACATTTAAAGAAAAGTCTCCAGATCCAGTTTCTAATTTTGGAATGTATTTTAAGAATGATGGTAGAGGAATTAGTAGTGCTAATACAGGTTTCTTCTTTGGAGTTAAACAAGGTGATTTAGCATATCAAGATTTTCCAATAACTGAACCAATAGACAACAACGTTATTGATATTAATGTTGCAAACGTTAACAATATAGACTGCTTTGTACAAAATATAAATTCAACAGGAAACGTTGTTAAGGAATGGACTAAGGTCAAAGATGTTAATAGTAATATAGTATATAACAATTTAGCTTCTGGTGTAAGAGATATCTTTAGTGTTAAGACTAGAGAAGATAATCAAATATCAATTTTATTTCCAGATAGAACTTTTGGTAATATTCCAAAAGACACAATTAGAGTTTGGTATAGACCAAGTGAAAATAAAACATATGTGTTAAGACCAGATGACTTAACTAACAAAAAAATAAATGTAAATTATACAGGTAGAGATGGTAATACATATACTGCGGTATTTACTTTACAATTAAAACAATCAATTACAAATGCTACATCAAGTGAAACATTAGATAGTATAAGAGAAAATGCACCAAAGAACTATGCAAGTCAAGACAGAATGATTACTGCTCAAGACTACAATACTATACTGTCTAACAACACAGGCGGAGTAAAAAAAGTAAAAAGTATAAACAGAACATTTAGTGGACATAGTAGATATTCAAAGTTTATTGATCCTACAGGCGAATACAGTAACCTATACTTACAAGGTGACGATGCTAGATTATATCAAGAAGAAAAACTATCTACATCATCAACTAGTGGTTCTTATAACGCAAGTCAAATGTTTAACAAGTTTATAAAAGATATTTTTGATAATGATGAATATGTTAACCTTTACTATACAAAATATAGAAACCAATTTATAGGATTAAGAAGTAACAGTAATCATCCATATACAGCTAATTCGTTTGTATGGCAAAGTCCAAGTCAAACAGTTAGCGGTGTTAAAACTGGATATCTAACAGATAGTAATAATGCTATTGTTAGAGTTGGCGATACAGTAGAAACATATATGAAATTTATAACACCTGGTGCTTTATTGAAATTCACTACATCAAGTGGTAGTAAGTGGGCAAAGGTAGTAGATGTATTCAATTATGGCTTGGGTGTTGAAGGTACTGGTACTAATGCTGGTGAACCAACTGGTGTAAAAAGTGATGGAACAGGGTCAATTATACTTGATGCTGAGGTGCCATCTAACAGTACATTAGATATTGTATACCCTGCACTATCAAGAAACTTTAGCAATAGAGAAAGAGATATTATTATAAGTTATCTTGATTCAAAAAAATCATTTAGTATAAAATATAATTACAATAATAAAAGTTGGGAAATTGATAATAGCCCAGAAACATTTGACGCTAGTGCCGCTTTTCCAACAGACTTTGATTTAACTGATAGCAGTTGGTCAGTATATTTTAATTATATTAATCAACAATATGATATACATCTTAGAACTTTAAGATTTAATTTTAGCAGTAATTCAGTTAGACTTGGTAATATTCAAAATGAAAAAGAAATTGGATCATTTACTAAAAAAGCAAAAAGAGATACTGTACAGGCATTAGGTGTTTCTGATAATGCTATTGCTAAACTAGGAAAGTTTTACGTGTATGGTTATGATCAATCTTTACAAAATACTTATAGAGTAGTTTTAATAGATGGTAATGCTGACAGCAGACCAGATGATCCGGAAGTATTTTATAATACTGTAGGAACTGAAAATATATCTATTGGTGACAATTTTTATAGAGGTAAAGAAAATATGAACTTTGAATGGGA